CAGATGTTGTCCGGGATTCGTGTAGGCTCGAAAGAGGAACTAAAGGAACGGATTTTGAAATACTTTGAAGAAATCAATGAGGTTCCCGTCCCCTACAAATGGAAATACCGCTTGGACACGATTGATCTTTCGGAAGAGGATGTGGGCACAATCGTCTATGAAGTTGTAAATGCGAAAGCAGCAAGTCCTGAAAACCAAGGGAAACGTGCGCCCAAAGCACGGACACGTAAGCCAAGAAATCAGATTACTACCAATGCTTAAATTGTAAGCTTATTTAAATCGAGTTGTACTAGCAACTGTGACTTAGAAGAAAATGCAGAAGAAATAAGTAGCGAGTCTCCGATTCTGGCTCTTTTTGATGGAATGCCAATTCAAAATCATAAGTTGTTGAGAAATAGATTATTGGTAGATGATCCTGATGAGTATGAAAAGGGATATCTTGAAAAGTATAGATGTCATGGAACGGCAATGGCATCACTAATGATTTATGGTGACTTAAATGCAATTCATGAAAGACATACAAGGAAAATTTATGTGCGGCCGGTCTTAAAGCCATATGAGGATTTTTGGGGTGGATCACAAGAAAAAGTACCGGATGATGTTATTTTTGTAGATGTAATACATAGGGCAGTGAAAAGAATTTTTGAAGGAGAGAATGGTGAGTCAGCGGTTTCACCAGAGATAAAAGTAATCAACATGTCTATCGGTGATCCGGTTAGACAGTTAACAACTATCATGAGTCCTCTTGCAAGGTTGTTAGACTGGCTGAGTTTTAAATATCAAGTTTTATTTATTGTTAGTGCAGGAAATCAAAATAGGGATGGATTAGATTTAGATATTAAATTTGATGAATTCAAGAAATTTTCTTTAAAAGAGAGAGAAGCTCTTATTTTTAATTATATAAAAGAAAATAATAGAAATTTAAGAGTATTGTCCCCAGCAGAAAGCATTAATGCATTAACGGTTGGAGCAGTCTATCAGGATGAATCTGAATTTACAGAAAATAATTTGCAGATAATGGCTGTAGAGGAAGGGTTGCCGAGTCCTATATCTTCTTTTGGGTTAGGGTATAATAATATGATAAAACCCGATATATTTTATTTTGGCGGTAAAAAACCCATAATTCGTAATGTGAAAAATGATGGTTTGAGATGGGCATTTGGTGGAAGAATTCCTGGAATAAAAGTTGCTGCTCCATATAGTGATGGCACAGAAAGTGGGTGTGCATATTCTTTTGGTACGAGTGATGCTGCAGCCCAGATTACTCATCAAGCCGGCAGATGCTACAATGTTTTAACGGAGACTTTTTTATCTGAAACCAATAATGAGATACCACGTGAATATGCAGCAATTTTGATTAAGGCTATGTTAGTGCATGGAGCAACATGGGAAACTTGTGGTAAAAAAGTAGCCGAATTATTTGGCGAATCCGAAAAAAGATTGAAAAAATGGATGGGATATGGAATACCTAATGTGGATAGAGTTGTCGAAGGGACTGATAAACGAATTACATTAATTGGCGTGGGAAAACTTCAACAAGATAAAGCACATGTATATAGTTTGCCATTACCGTTTGAATTTGGAACAAAAATGATAAAACGTCGGTTAACTGTTACAGTGGCTTATTTTGCCCCAACTGTACCAGGAAAGCAGAAATATCGTTCTAATCAAATTTGGTTTGAAATCGAACAAAACCATGATCTTTTTACAAGCCGTCAAAATACGGATTGGAATAGTGTAAGAAAAGGAACTATACAGCACGAGATATTTGTTGACAATTCAATTATAGTATGGGATGAAAATGAGGATGTTAAAATAAAGGTTAACTGTAAGAAGGATGCAGAGAATACTCGTGTAGATATTCCGTATTGCATTTTTGTAACGTTTGAAGCAATTGAAGGTCTTGGAACAGGAACAGATGTATATAAAACTGTTGCTGAAAGAATTAGACAAAGAGAAAAAGTTACTCCTTCAATATGATAAATTAAATGTAAAAAATATATTTAAAACAGTAGGCGGATGTACTTGAGATGCTACTTAAATAATTGCAAAAATGTTTAATTATTACTTGACATACCAGTTTTATTGAGTGATTACTATCAACACGAAAGGAGTGATCACTTATGAGAGATGAAGAAAGAGAAGCAATAGAAAGGCTGCGTGAGTTGGGATGGGGGTATAGGAAAATAGCAACAGCCCTGGGGCTTTCAAGAGATGTAGTGCGGAATTATTGTAAAAGAATAAAGATGGCAGGTTATATTGTCGACACTGAAAAAATTCTTTGTTGCCAAAATTGTCATAAGCCATTATCGCAATCAAAGATCGGTAGGAGACGGAAGTTCTGTTCCGATAAGTGCAGACGAGAGTGGGGAAGCACTCATCCAAAAATCTATAAGCATGATTGCCAATTTTGTGAGAAAAAATTTGAAAGTCGTGCTTCCAGGCAAAATTATTGTAGCCATAAATGCTATATTCGCGACAGATTTTGGAGACAGGAAGATGCAGAGGAAGTAATGGGACTTTTGAAAAAAGGAAAATATCCGGAAAAGATTCCAAAATGGATCAAAGATATGCTGTTAGGAGAATCGGAGCAAGGCCAATAATTTGGTGCCTTTGGAATGTTGGAATAGACGGGGTAAATGCCCATCCCCCTTATGGTGATAAAAAACAATTTAGCATAAGGGGACACTAATGCTAAATAGTATGAGAAATAACTTTCACCGCATGTGGAGACGGTGGTATTGATGTCACGGGAGTAGAGGCAAAAGTAAAGAAAAACGCTTGAAATAAAGGGATTCCGAGAGATTGCCTGAATGAGGGACATCTGCCGTTATCCCTTTTTTGCTGTCTGCGACAATAGTTCTGACTACTGTAAAACACGTGGGCGAGGCTGAACAACTACTTTTTTGTTGGGCGAGACTACAGAACTGTTTTATAGAAAAAGCATAAATAGGTTGAAAAGTGGATGGGAAGATGTTATAATAATTACATGACGTGTAACAATAATGAGACGCAAACAATATGCACGAGGTGAGCGAATGGATTATATGCTTGTACACAATATGGTAACATCCCTAGTAACAGTTGTAAGACCCGAAGAAATTGCATTAAGAGCAAATGTTACTCTATCAACAGTTAATAGATGGATTGCAAAGAAAAGTAATCCTCAACCGAAACAAGAATCTTTACTTCGAGAGATGTATTTAGAATACTTTCCAGGAGGAAATAATTCAGTGCGAAATGCAGAACTGGATAAGTGTTTGACTCAATTAAGAGAAATATTCCATAAATCATCAAGGCTGTCTTCAAGAAACGAGGCTCTTGAAGAAATAGCAAAATTGTTTTTCGCACATATAACATCCATAATACAGCACGAAACAGGTATTTGCTCAAAAATAATTACTGTAAAAGGTAGAGAAGCTGAGACGCTTATTGAATTTGTTAGTAGGCAGTTTCATCTCTATTTAGGAAGGGATAATCGAATTGATTCAACATTTGAATTGAACCTAAAAAAAACAGAGAATCAATTTGCGTATGAAATAATAACGACATTCGAACGTTATTATTCAGATGCGAGTGCAATTGAGGCTCTTAAAGGAACAGAGGTATTAAATGAGATTTTCGGTAAGTTCCTTGCTGATTCATTTGTTGATGAAAAACAACTTGGCCAGTACCTAACACCGCATGAAGTAGTTGATTTTTCCACCGAATTGCTGTTTTCAGAATTACAATTAGAAGATATCACAGACAATGAGTTCGGGGTAGTTTTAGATCCATCTTGTGGGATAGGCTCATTTCTTGCTTCGTTTATTAATAAGGCATATAGGGACAGTATTAGTGGAAGTAAGCGTTTTGATATCAATGAATTTATTGAATCAAAAGTAATCGGAATTGATAAAAGCGAACGAATGATAAAACTGGCACTGATTAATCTAGCAATGTATGGATGCGCTAACATCAATATGTATTTAAGAAATGCTCTGGGGTCTAAAGATCTTAGCTTGGATGGAAATGTATCAGTAATAATGACGAATCCTCCGTTTGGAGCTGAATTTCCTGCAAAAGAAATAGAGGATTTTAGAATTGTGAGTGAGTGGTCAGAAAAAAAACCCAAGAAAGTAAATTCAGAAATACTATTTATAGAAAAATATCTGGATTGGCTGAAACCTAATGGCTTTCTAATCTGTATTGTTCCAGATAGTATTTTAAATAATAAGGGAATATATCAAACTCTTAGAAATGGAATATCAGATGATATATCAATAAAAGCCGTGATATCACTGCCATCAAATACATTTGCTACTACGGGAACAGAAACAAAGACATCTTTGTTGTTTTTGCAAAAAAAGAAGTATAGCGCAAATGAAAAAACTTATTTAGCAATTTGTAAAAATATAGGATACGATGTTGTGACGTCAGGTACACATAAAGTAAAAAAGTATAACAGTAATTCTGATTTGGACGGAATATTACAGGACTATTGTCAGGGGACAAGTAATTATGGGGAGTGGATAGTTGGCATTAACGAATACTCTCGTTGGGATGCTACTTATCATGCATCGATTTCTAGCAGATTTACTGTGTTTGCGAATGAGCAAGGGCTTTTGCGTGTTAAAGATGTTGCGAAATTATCGCGGGAAAGATTTAATCCTGCCCGTTATGAAGCAGATAGAGTTTTTAATTATATTGAAATTTCAGACATTGATTCTATACAGATGAGAGCATATGGAAAGGAAGTGCGGTGTGAAGAAGCACCTAGTAGAGCGAGGAAATTAGTACATAGCAATAATATTATTTTTTCTACGGTAAGACCAGAAAGGGGTTCAGTTGCAGTTATAGATGACACCCAGGATAATTATGTATGCACAACTGGATTTGCAGTTTTAGAAACGAAAACTATAGATCCGTTGGTACTAGCATATTTGTTGCAATCAGAATTTGTTATACGACAAATAAGTAAATATGCAATGGGAATTTCTTATCCAGCAATAGATGAAAACGACCTAATGGAAATATACTTACCAATTAAAAACGATGACACGAAAATGTATGATGAAAAGTCAGCAGAACTTAAGAAGAAGGAGTTGGAGGTGATAAATCTTCGAAGAGAGTTTAAACAAACAATAAATTCTAATCTTATGACGATGAGTTTTTAATTATTGAAGGCAACAGATAGCCTTCTTCCAAGGTATCTGTTGCTTTCAATGCAAAAATATCTATACTTCCCATACTCCATCTATTGAATCAAACCATTTGATGTTATCAATTTCGCATAAAGGATTTTGCGTAACATATTCTGGAAAACCAGTAGCATGGGGGAGCCCGTGGATTGGATCATCAAATTCCGAGATGGATTTTGCAAAAGCGAAATCCATAGGGTTACCTGTTCTTAAAAATAAACTTACAGCGAATATGTCTTGGGTTTCAAATTTACAGCTACTGGTTTTATATCCATTGTTCTTACTATGTATAAGACGGGCAAACCTTGTGTCAGTTCCCCAAATTGATTTTACTTCGATCTTTTTGGAGATACCAGCCTTTTCAAATTCGAAATCATAATTATAATAAGTACGAAGGTGTTTAGCACAATCTTCAGGCATTCGTCTAACCTTATAACCAGCAGCTTTTGCCATTTCAGCAAGATTATGTTCTTCAAGAGCACTTAGAATTTTTGCAGATGCACCATATTGATCGATTTCCAAATAGTTATCCGATTGCAGTTTGCTAAGAGCATCTACCAGATCAACTTTAGAAGAATTTCCTGTATAAATCTCACCATGAGCAATGCCAGCAGTATAGTCAACATCTATTATGCGACCTTTAGCAATTTCGGTCCATACTCCTGTGCCTAAAGCATATTCTTTTGACACAAATTTACCAGTTCTCCCGACTACCATTAGTTCATAATAGTCATCATTTAATTCAATATCAAAAGAGGCTCGCCAATGCTGTTGACCAGGAACCTTAAATACAGTAGGGTCTATAGACTTAATTGGTACTAATAATGGGCATAGGATGCTTTGGAGTGAATCAGGCGTCATTCCATAATAGCGTTTACTAAGGTTTTTGTAGAGTTCTTCGTAATCCATTTTTTTAATCCTCCTCGTATTATTTGAATAAATGGAATTCTTTTTTTGTAAGCCCCGAATCAAGTGCACGATATAGATATCGGGCTGCTATGGAAGAATAGGGACTCCATTTTTTACATTTCTTTTGTATCGCTAATGGTGATAAATCATCGGTCTTATATGCCCATCTGTATGCTTGCAAAAAGGCTCCATCTTCGTAAGGAAGAATGTCTTGTCTATCCAGAACGAAAATCAGATACATTTTTGCGGTCCAATTTCCGATACCTTTTATGGACGTAAGCTCATCAATAATTTCTTGATCTTTCATTACAGAAAATTTACTGAGGTTAAGATCACCGGAGATTACTTTGGTAGTTATGTCACGGATATATCCAGTTTTTGCTGTTGAAAGACCAATTCCCTTTATTTGATCATCTGACAACAAGGCAACACGTTCTGGAGCGATTTTTCCATCACATAAGTTTACCATACGATCGGAGATGACATCAGCAACATTATTGGAAAGCATCTGTCCAATAATGTTATAGATCAAATGAGCATAAGCATCTGCTCCATGAGGAACATAAGTAATAGGACCGATTGTCTGGATGATTTTCTTCATTCGTTTACATTTTTCACATAAGTATTGGACAGAAGGTGTGTCCATATCAAGTGTTATAACATCTGGCATGATGCAACTCCTCAATCATCTATGGTCTCAAGAATATCTTCAATATGGCAGTTAAGCGTCTCACAGATTTTCAAAAGAACATCCGTGGTGATATTGCCGCCTTTGCCGAGCTTGGCTATTGATGCGGCGCTGATACCGGCCGCATCTTTCAATTGCATCTTTGTCATATTCTTATCAATGAGCAACTTCCACAACTTGTTATAACTGATTCGCATAGTTCCTCCTTGTAATTCGTCTACTGAACATCAAGCAAAAATCCATATCTTCCAGGTTCAAGTCCTTTTGTAAAGGTGATGACGTTTGCGCCGGCCTTTTCATACTCGAGCTTCGGAATGTGCCTTATGTTTTCCAGGATTATGATCTGACCATCATGTTGATGGCTAATAAAGAAGTTAAACAAGGCTGTTCGCATGCTTTCTGGTGCCGCATCGGATACACCCTGGTCAAGACCAAGAAGTGGAGTATCGATTACGACAAAGCCAGGGTCATAGGTTGCATATTTCTCCATATAACACCGGAATACAACGGCAACAATACTGTTAAGAAAGGAACAGTATCCCTGTCCATTGATGTCGGATTTTTTATGACCATTGACTTCAATATCGAAGTCTTTCATATTAAACCGAGCTGTGGTCAGATTCTCGTATGCACATTCAATCAAAGCCTCTTTGAGCATTTTGTCAATGCGCTCCTGGAAAATATCATCGAAGTACTCTTTCGGATGATACTCAATATATGATTCATCTTCGCTGGGCAAATCTCGCAGATCCGTTTCCCAACTTGAAGCAAAACCATCAATTACCTGAAGCTCTTGTTTGATCTGTATGTAAGTGCGATACCAATTCAGAGATTGTCTTAATGCATCTGCTTTAGGCTGCAGTTCCTTTTCGATCATGGTTTCGATGCTATCTCTTTTAGCTTGCAGTGCTTTGAGCTTTTCGTCTATTTCACTTTTTTCCTGATTAAGATCGTCCTCCGTTTCTTCGAGGCCATTCATCTGAAGCAAGATCCGATCCAGCTCTGCTTGTGCGGATTCGATGTAGGTCTTTTTATTACGTAAAGGCAATTTCCCGTCACAGAATGGACAGATTTTGTTTTGAGGCACATGACTTATTTCAACTTCGCCGTTTACGATGAAGGAGAGCCTCTTAATATCGGAGACGTATTGTGTTTTGAGTGAAGCATAGCGTGATTGTAGAAGATCACATTCAGCCGCTCTGCTTTGAAGTCGAAGAATCTGGCTTAGCAGATCACGACTCTGATCGACAGCGTCGGATATTTGAGTCTCAGTATTTTGTAGGCTATCAATTATATCCTGCATAGCTTGTTCAACATCAACGCCATTAAATGCATCAAGATTCTTTTGTAAATCTTTTTTCTTATCTGCTGCAGACTGAATCTTTTTATTTACATATTCTTCAACAGCTTGTTTCCGGGCTACTCGGATTTCTTTCTTTGTTTTAGCATCGGCTTCTGCAAAGTCTCTGCCTGATAGCAAAAACAGAAGGGCTGAAAGTAGCGCGGTCTTTTCCGTTCCTTGTTCAGGTTCAATAACTGAGGTTTCCTTTGCTATTTCGCTGACATGGAATAGGAGTATATGTAGAAAAGTTCTCCAGGTTAGTCTCTTTTTATCAAAATTTTTATTCTTTACAATTTGATGCTCACCATCAATCCCGATTGAGCTAAGTAAAAGATCGCTGAGGATTGGTAATGGTTCTTTTTTCTTTGTAGGATTTAGATCATAAGTACCGCTATCAAAGCCTTGAACATCTGTTACTATTTCAACCTGATTCTTGCCCAAGACCCGAGTAATTATTATATTGCCCTTTCCGGTATGGATGGACATTTCGATTGTATCGTAGCCCAAACTGTCATCAAAGGGTTTTGCCTTGCTACCAAAGCAAAAATCGATGCATTTGATAATACAGGTCTTACCAGTGTTTGAGCGGCCTTGAATGATGTTCAATCCAGGACGGAGGGATGAGTCTTGCTTACCACTGCCTTTTGCAGTGACTTTTGTTATATAGAATTCACCCATTGCTACCTCCTTAATGCTCTCACTGCTGCTTGATTAATTGTTTTTATGAGTTCCGTATCTGTGTTTTTTCCATATTTCTTGTGCACAGCATTTACGATCTCCAGGTATTGCGTTTTGTAATCAGATTCAAGCGATTCCACGTATTTTTTCCCGGAGGCGGTCAAAGAATAGAGAAAACCATCTCGATTACGATTGACGGATATCAATCCGTCGAGAACGAATGATTTCACACCTTCTGCGCAAGTGGCTCTCTTGGAAGTTAGCTCACTGAAGCTAAAGTGATTGATGCCATGAAGATTCTTCTCTGATACACCTAAGTCGCTACCGTAAATCGTTATAAAATCATATGAGGTAATGCGGTCGATTGTCATTCCATGATTTTGAAATGAGTAGAGAATTAACATGACTCGCAATCCTGTTTCAAAGGGTGTATTGAAAAGATCATTCATCGATATTCACCCACGACTTTATAACCTCGTCGTTTACCAATATATGGCATACGCCTTTCTTTTCTAAATTCCCTATGAGTCCAACTATATTCATTAGAGCGGACTTTGTAAGGGTTGTATTCGTTATTTTTTCGAGGACTGCTTGTAGTCGATCATAGCCAGTGAGATGCCGATCATCATAATAGGTCGTCGATATTCCATCAAAAGCATCAGTCTTAAGTGCTTCAAACTGCTGCTTGCCATCTGAAAATACTTCCCGCACTGATCTTTGAACACTTACGGCACTATAATATGCTTTTCGCTGGTCTACATAATTCCTGCGCAGTCCTGGAGATAGGGCGTCAATCATATCAGGCGATACAGCCTTGTTGATTTTTTCGGCGTATACCTCACAAAGAGCATTGATATAAGGCAATTCGTGAGGGGTAATAGCACTCCGAGGAATAAGTTCAACTGGCAGTTTTACTGTTTCATTACCAAGGAAAACCGTTCTTGTCATGCTATCATAACGAGTAGGCATAATAGGAACATAAGGCTTGCCATCTTCATCTTTAGATGCCGAACCTTGATTCCCGAACACATTTACTTCAACGTTTAGATTATCAATATGATCCGCATGAAGTGATCTATCGCCGTACTGGTTTACTTCTGTTATTGGAGCAATACTGTCCGGCTTTTTTTGTAATTCATCTGCCATTCTAATCCCTCCATTACAGTTTCAGATTTTCCACATGATCAATATGCACGGGATGGTCGCCGTACTGATTCACAACAGTTTGATGTACAACAGCATCTTTTGCATCCTTCTGAGGTTCCGTGTCTGCATTATCCGTTTCAGCAGTGGTGTCCTCGGCGGGAGTGCGGTCCAGTGCCGGCGCTGGCCACAGCTTCAAATAAAGGTCGCGGAGTTTGCATCGCAGTTCATAGGACTTTGGACGCAGTTCGTTACAAAGTCGGTTGCCTTCTTCGATAGAACTGTTCCTAAATATAAGCCACTCCCCGTTAGCGGCTTTCAAATATCTATCCGAGATGTAATACAAGTAGTCGGACATGGTTTGCAAAACATCCCGTATTAGCATCTGCTTGTCCGGGTCTTGGATTTTCCGGATTTCAAAATTCCACTTTCTGATCAAATAATCCATCTGGTCAGGAAAATATATTGAAATGGGTTCTGCAGTCGGATCTTTTTCAATGCAGTATTGCAAAATGCGATCACTTTCGGTTTTGAACATATAATATAGATCTTCACTGGCCGCAGGCTGTTGGTTCTTCTTCTCGTCACTTCTGATTTTTTCTGCCATCTTGTGCTCTTGCACTTTTGCTGCAGCAGCGATAGCAAGCAAGGGTTTGGCCATCTGATCTGCATCGGGAAGTTGAGCTTTCTGTGCTTCAAGTATCTTTATTAATGGCTGAAGCGATCTCATCATACTCTCAGTGATTACTTCATGGTCACTGCATTTATCCTCACCGTCATCTTCAGAAGACACAGGAGATGTAATTACATCATCTTCAGCTTGAGCAATGACATCAGAACATTTAACAGGGAGAGTTAAATCAACGGAAACGTTCATGGGGCTAATGTTGTTACCGATGGTGCTCTTAAACTTCCACTCGGCTCTTGAGCTGGACTGAGAATACCAAGTCTCAAATGTTGGTCTCCCAGATTCACAATCAGGGCAGTTCATTACAACATAGTGAAGTACACTGAGTAAAAATGGCAGAAAGAGAATAGAGTCTGCCTTATGGAGGTCACTTGATTTCAATGAGTCTGCATAGTTGATTGCAATTTCTATATCAAGCTGCTCCTGTTGTATGGTTTCAATAAGTGCACGTACAAGCCATTCGCACTTAGTTCTATTTAAATATGTGTCTATAAACCCTGACATTCTTTTTAGAAGGTCGGGGTCTTTTCTTTTGTACTGAGAATCGAAAGCAGACTGAGTAGCTGGCTCCGTAAAAGGAACATAGCCACCAGTGCTGTCTTCACACTTCCTATAATTCGTTGCGCATTTTTTTAAAGTGGTTCCGGCATAAGCGGATAGATCTTCTCCAGTAACAACTTTTATTAGTCCTGCGTAAATACCCGGAATGGTAAGACCATCCGAGCCGCCTTTTAATTTATCTTTTGCTTTACGACGAGGCTTTTTGGCTTCATATAGTAAGCCGAAGAGTATGCCACCGCAAAGGTGTGGAATCTTGGTTGGGGCCATCTCTATAACCTCCTTCAAATTAGTAACCTTATACCACCTTAGTAACCTCAAAACGCTTATATCCCCTGTTGACGAGAACCTTATCTACATTAAGGTGAAAAGTAAAGATGTGGGAGATAGACCTGAAAATTACACGGGAAATATACACTTTCTTTATTCTATCATGCATCTGTGAAAATTTCTACCTCTTTTATGAAAGGTAGAAATGCAAAAATAAAATTATTTCTGTGAAAACGGATATTCTCTCCATCTAATTATTAATCTCAATTGTCCGAGATGGCCATTAGGACGATGGGATGCATAGAGAGTTTAGGCAGCGGTAATAAAGACCGCTCCGGAAACGAAGATGCACCCACCGTTAGATTTCTGCGCCCATTTTCGGATTTTCAGGAGTCTGTGGACATCTTCACCACAGGCTCTTTCTGCGTTCCATCGTTCGCGGTCGAGGACGGAAAGGAACGCAGACATGAAACTGAAGATTCGTTACGAGAACGAGTACCAGACAATCACGCTGGACGCAGAAACAACGGAGGAGTTGTGGGTATCCCTCTCACTTGAAGGCGAGGGATTATCGCAGGAGGAGCGAGAAAAGCTGATCCAGGAGGAATGGGAGAAGCAGTTCAATCGTCCGGATTATAACTGCTGGCATAAATTCTGGCGGCATCACGGCGAGTCCAAGGCGAAGCCGGGCGATGAAGAAGATGAGGTTGATACCTCCGAGCCGCTGATGGATGAAGTGGCGGATGATCGTATTTTCAGAAAGGACGAGCTTGGCCGTGAAGAACGTGAAAGCTACGAGGCAGTCTGTCAGCTTGTCAGAGAAGCCTGTGGCAAGAAGGCTGACTGGGCAGAGATGTTCATTGCTATCCGTATTGAAGGTGTAAGCATTAACGATTATGCCGACCAGATTGGAGCCGATTTGAGCAACATCAGTCACAAGTTAGACCGTGCGGCAAAGAAAATCGAAAAGTTTATGCAGAATCGTCAGATTTGACTGCCTGCCGGGGCTACCTCTTAGAGGCGTAGCCTCGGCAAATTATTTATAAGGAGGCAGTTGATATGTCAAACAAACCAAAAAACCGGACATACAGACCGCTTGTCTATATCTGCAGCCCACTGTCCGGCGATGTACCTGGAAATACGGAGAGGGCAAGGAAGATTTGTAGATTCGCTCTGGAAAAAGGACAGATTCCGCTTGCTCCGCATCTTATGTTTCCCCAATTCGTAAATAATAACGATCCGGCCGAGCGTGAGCTTGCAATATTCATGGACGTGATCCTTCTTGGAAAATGCGACGAGCTTTGGGTGTTTGGAGACCGTATTTCAGAAGGTATGGCTGTTGAGATAGAAATTGCAAAGAAGCGCAGACAGCCAATCCGTTATTTTAGCAGCAACTTGGAGGAGGTGTCCGAGCATGAGTGAGATTAGAGCAATCCAAACGGAATATAAAGGATACCTCTTTCGATCCAGACTGGAAGCGAGGTGGGCCGTATTCTTTGATGCCTGCGGTGTGGACTGGGAGTATGAGCCTGAAGGTTATGACTTGGGTAATGGACTTTACTATCTGCCGGATTTTCTGCTCCACGGTGTAACTGTAAATCACGGGTATTTTGAGAAGAACTGCAATATCTTCGTTGAAGTTAAGGGTCAGATGAACGATGTCGATGCGGAAAAGATAAACCGTTTCTATGCAGCAGGATATCCGGAGAATAACGGATTGGGTGTTTCGCAGACAGCGGTTTTGGTAGTTGGAAATATTCCCGCTGGTGATAGTATGGATGAGATATTAGATTGCTTGCAGACCGCAGCCTACCGTGACCATCATAACTGGCCAAACTTTTATAACTTCGAAACGGTCGATGGCGATTATTTTGGGGCATATCCCGGTGTAGACAAACATGGTGTTTTTAATCTGTTCGGCGATGACTGCAACTATCTTTGGAGTATGAATGCGACAGCAACAGAACATGCCTATCGCTTAGCAAGGCAGGCAAGGTTTGAACATGGTGAAACTCCCAGGGTAAGGAGGTTCAGATAATGCGGGATTTATCGATAGCCTACGGGAATAATCGCCAGGCAAAGAAATGGGTCAATAAGACCACGAAATATGCAGATTTAAAAGAGCGTCTCAAAGTCACGATCCGCACAACAGAGTCGGCTGAAGAATACGCAAAAATGAGTAAAGCCCAGAGGGATGCTGCCAAAGACCACGGTGGTTTCGTTGGCGGCGTCCTGGCCGGCGGCCGCAGAAAGGTAGATACGGTTGAGTCCCGTTCTATGATTGCGCTGGACGGGGACCGTATTGATACGGCATTCCTTGATAACTATGAAAGAAATGCTCCCTATACATCTTTCCTTTATACAACACACAGTCATACAGCGGATAACCCGAGGGTACGCCTAATTTTTCCGCTGATACGGGACATCACCTCGGAAGAGTTCGTGGCAGTGTCCCGATACCTGGCGCAGATGCTTGGTATCGACTATTTTGATGAATGCTCCTATCAGCCCAATCAGCTGATGTACTGGCCGTCCTCTCCTCAGAATGGCGTATTTGTATATAAGGAAGTGGAGAAGGACTGGCTCGATCCGGACGATATCCTGTCGGCGCACCCGGAGTGGACGGACCCAACAAGGCTGCCAACATCCTCCCGTGAGAGCAAAGCAAACCAGGTTTCACAGCAGAAGGTGCAGGACCCGCTTGAAAAAGAAGGTACGGTCGGGCTCTTCAACAGGGTCTTCTTCCCTGTTTCAAAAGCCTTGGATAATTTTCTTTCGGATGTCTATGAGCCAACTGACAACGAGAACCGTTATCACCTGATTGAGTCGAGCAGCATGGCGGGCGTGGAGATCAAGGATGATAAGTTCGTATATTCCCACCACGCGAAAGACCCGGCGTATCTCAAACTCTGCAATGCCTTTGATATCGTCCGTATCCATAAATTCAGCGACATGGATGACAAGGCGTCCTTTCAGGCAATGTGCGATTTTGCCATGCAGGTGGATGATGTGAGGCTCCTTGCAGCGAATGAGCGCCTTGCCGGAGCCGAGGCAGATTTTACTGCCATCGGGGATGATGACTGGAAGAAGCGCCTCAAGTTCCAGCCGAGAACGAGCCTTCTGGAAAACAGCGTCTATAACTTGAATCTCATTCTTGCCAATGATCCTGATTTCCAGAACTTTGCTTATAACGAGATGGCAAACCGCATCCAGGTGACAGGACCGCTGCCCTGGGAGCGGCCGGAGGGCAACGCTTTTTGGCGGGAGGCGGATACGGCGCAGCTGAAGTCTGTGATTGATATCCGTTATCTGCCGTTCTCCAGCCGGAACCATGATGTGGCATTTATCAAGACCGCCGATGACAGGCATTTCCATCCCATCCGCGATTACCTTGACAGCCTTCCTGTATGGGACGGCATTGAACGGGTGGAAGATCTGTTTGTCCGGTATCTGAAGGCAGATGATACTGAATATGTCCGCACGGTCACGCGGAAAACATTTGCTGCAGCGGTAGCGCGTGTCTATGCTCCCGGCACGAAGTTTGACTGCGTTCCCGTGCTGGACGGTTACCAGGGCATCGGAAAAAGCACCATCGTGAAAGACCTGGTCACGCCGGATTATTATTCTGAAACGCTGTCCCTTACCGACATGGATGACAAGTCTGGTGCAGAGAAGCTGCAGGGCTTCTGGGTGGTGGAGATTGGAGAGCTTGCCGGGATGAAGAAGGCAGATATTGAGAAGGTCAAGGCATTCCTGTCCACCTCAGATGATAAATACCGTCCCTCCTATGGCAAAGTGGTGGAATCGCATCCGAGGCAGAGTATCATCATCGCTACGGTCAACGGTGAGAGAGGGTATCTGCGCGATATCACGGGCAACCGCCGCTTTTGGATCATCAAAGTGCATCAGAAAAAGCAGAAAAAGACATGGAATTTCGACGAACAGTTCCGGCAGCAGTTCTGGGCAGAGGCAAAGGAGATCTGGAAGTCCGGCGAAAAGCTGTATCTGGAGGGGGACATTCTCGAAGAAGCAGAAGAGGCGCAGCGCGGGGCTATGGAGACGGACGAGCGCGTTGGCATGATCGAGGAATACTTAAATACTGATCTGCCAGATGACTGGGCGGAAATGGATCTTTTGGCCCGCAGGAACTTCCTTATGGGTACGGAGTTTGGCAGACCGGAGCACGATGGGAAGGCCATCCGTACCGAGGTCAGCAATGCGGAGATATGGTGCGAGTGCTTCGGAAAGAGCCTGCAGGAGCTGAAGCCTTCCGACAGCTATGGGATTGCGGCGATGATGGCGCAGATTCCCGGCTGGGAGCGGACTGCTGTGATCCGGCGTCAGCCCATATACGGCAGGCAGCGGCTTTACCAGAAAACTATGTAAGCGGGACACACACAACACAACTGTTTCCCTTATATTCAAAACGTTTTTTATAAGGGTCAGTAATGAAAACCTGAGAGCGCGCACCCGCGATAGTAAATATAAGGGAGCAGTTGTGATTTTGTGTTCCTGTGTCGTATGGAGGCAAATATGAACGAAAAACAGATTGAAAGAAAACTTGTGGAGGCAGTAAGGTGTGCAGGCGGTCTTGCGCCGAAGTTCGTAAGTCCCGGTTTTGATGGCGTGCCGGATCGCCTGATCCTCTTCCCTTCCGGGCGCATGGCGTTTGCGGAATTGAAGAGTTCCGGCAAAAGGATGCGTCCCCTGCAGGTCAGGAGGAAGAAACAGTTGGAGAGTCTCGGCTTCCGGGTTTACTGCATAGACGGGACGGAACAGATTGGAGGTGTCATTGATGAGATACGAGGCACATGATTATCAGAAATACGCCATCGACTTTATCCTGACACATCCGATAGCGGCTGTGTTTCTGGAGATGGGGCTTGGTAAGAGCGTGGTCACGCTGACGGCACTGTTTGATCTCATTCTGGATCAGTTCCTTATCCGAAAAGCGCTGGTAATCGCGCCGCTGCGAGTAGCGAGGGATACTTGGCCTTCGGAAATAAAGAAGTGGGATCACCTGTCGGGGCTGACCTATTCTGTGGCAGTCGGAAATGAGTCAGAGCGGAGGACGGCATTGATGCGGACAGCGGATATTTACATCATCAACCGGGAAAACGTGGACTGGCTGATCACAAAAAGCGGCATTCCATTTGACTTTGACATGGTGGTGATCGATGAGCTGTCATCCTTCAAATCTCATCAGGCAAAACGGTTCAAAAGCCTGCTGAAAGCCCGACCATACGTGAAACGGATCGTAGGACTTACCGGAACGCCGAGTAGCAATGGGCTGATGGATTTATGGGCGGAGTTTCGGCTCCTTGACCTGGGACAGCGGCTCGGAAGATACATCTCCCATTACCGAGCAGCCTATTTTATGCCGGACAAGCGGAACGCCGAGGTCATCTTCAGTTATAAGCCGCTGCTGGGTGCGGAGGATGCAATCTACCAGAGGATATCCGACGTGACCATTTCCATGAAATCCTGCGATTACCTGAAACTGCCGGAATGCGTGATCAACGAAGTGCCGGTCGTCATGGATGATAAGGAAATGGCGGTGTATGACCGATTCCGGGAGGACATGGTGACAAAGATCAGGGATAAGGAGATAGACGCCGCCAACGCAGCAGTGCTTTCCGGCAAACTCTTGCAGATGGCAAATGGCGCGGTCTATGACGAGGAGAAAGTCAGCTGCCATATACACGACTGCAAGCTGGATGCACTGGAAGAACTGATCGAAGGCGCAAATGGCAAGCCCGTGCTGATCGCCTACTGGTATCAGCATGATGCCGAGCGTATCAGGGCAAGATTCCCGGTCAGGGAGATCAGGACATCCAAGGATATCGAAGATTGGAATGCGGGAAAGATTTCTGCGGCAATCATCCATCCGGCATCGGCGGGACACGGTCTGAATCTGCAGGCGGGCGGCTCCACGCTTATATGGTTCGGGCTTACATGGAGCCTGGAACTGTATCAGCAGACGAATGCAAGGCTCCACCGGCAGGGACAGAAGGACACGGTCGTAATCCACCATATCATTGCAAAAGGTACGATTGACGAGGACGTCATGAAGGCGCTGCGGAAGAAAGAGAAGACCCAGGATGCACTGATCAATGCGGTCAGGGCTAACCTGAAGGTGGGGCGATGACTGCTCCTTATGAAAATCTTGCCCAGGCGGTGATTTTGCAGGCAGTGAAAGACTACCGCACGGCGAGGAAGGAACTGAAATATCATCCGAAGAACAAAGACACGAAGCTCATGATAGAGGATTGTGAGAGGTTCTTTCGTTCCGAATGGGTCGGAGTGCTGACATCAGTGGATGGACAGATGCTCCTAATAAGATTACAGGAGGAAAAACTATCATGACAGCAAAGGAATATTTACGGCAGGCATACCGCCTGGATCAAAAAATAAGCAGTAATCTGGAGGAGGTGGCATCGCTTCGAGAAATGGCAACAAGCGTATCCTCCCCACAGCTGGCTGAGCGGGTACAAACTTCAGGAAATACAGATGCGCCGTTTGTGCGGGCTTTGGAAAAGATCATGGATCTTGAGGAGCGGATCAATAAGGAAATCGACCTTTTGATGGAGCTTAAGAAAGAGATTCGGGCGGTCATTACAACGGTTGAGGACACGGATGAACGTATGGTTCTTAAATACCGCTACGTTCATAACTATACCTGGGAGCAGATTGGTAATGAACTTCATGCCGATGCGAGAACGGTACGCAGATGGCATGGGATTCGTTGCAGCATATAATTTTACCGGATGATTTCATTACGATATGAAATGCGCTCGAAATGTCCAGGTTTGTCCTAAGACGCCCATGTGTACATTATGATATAGTAAAATCAGCAAAATAAGATGAGTCGAACCTCACGGGAGCAATTCCGTGGGGCTTCTCTCATGCCTGGAAAGCGAGGTGATTTGTATGCCGAGAAAACCACGGCGCGGGTGCGCTTACAGTGGATGCCCAAGGCTTGCTGTCGAGGGCGGTCAGTACTGCGAGGAGCATCAAAAGCTTACCGCGCAGCAGTATAACAAATACACACGCAGTCCCGATACGAACAAGAAGTACGGCAGAGCCTGGAAGAGAATCCGCGACCGTTACGCTGCGGTGCATCCCTTATGTGAGCGGTGCCTTAAGGAAGGTCGGCTGACTCCCGTGGCGGAGGTACACCACATCCTCCCCATTTCCCAAGGCGGCGATCATCGTGAGAGCAATCTCATGTCGCTCTGCCAGTCCTGTCACACCAAAATTCATCTTGAAATGGGCGACAGACAGATTCGCAGCTGACCGGGAGGGGCGGGTCAAATCTCTGCATGAGTGTCCTCCGGGGAACGGCGTGGGGTCACACGCACAAAAACCGGAAATCAAACGGGGGATTGCCCTGTGAAGGATCCCGCTGAAATAAAGGCTTTCAAGGCGCTGCAGCGTTTGATTTCCGTAGCATTTTTTTAAACGAAATCAAAGAAACGGGGTGGAAACAGTGGCAAAAGACGGCAGCAACCGCGGCGGTGCAAGGCCGGGGGCGGGGCGCAAGCCCAAGGCGCTCACGGAGAAGATTGCTGAAGGCCGGCCAGCGGAAGTCATGATGGAGCCTGCCGAACTGGAAGGCGTGGATGTGCCGCCCGTGAAGGACTTCCTGAAATCCCCGCAGAAGAGCGGGCGGGAGCTGGTGGCGGAGGAAGTGTACCAGGAAACCTATGTCTGGCTGAAAGCGAGGGGATGTGAAAAGCTGGTCACCGTGCAGATGGTGGAGCAGTACGCTATGAGTGTATCCCGGTGGATTCAATGTGAGGAAATTGTATCTGCCACAGGTTTTTTGGCAAAGCATCCGACAACGGGAGCTGCTATTGCATCTCCTTACGTTGCCATGAGCCAATCCTATATGAAACAAACCAATTACTGCTGGATGCAGATATATCAGATCGTGAAGGAGAACTGCTCGGTGGAATTTCAGGGGAATACACCGCAGGATGACGTGATGGAGCGTCTGCTCCGCGCAAGGAAGAACGTATAGGGGTGTTTGTAAATCTGCAGGTACGTGGAAAATTTTTTGTTAAGGTCTTGCTTATTATCCTACAAGTGGTATACTATAATGATTTAGCAAAATTCTGTTAAATGGGCGGACGGATTGGGAAAAAGTGAAAAGGAGAACAGGACTATGCAGCATGATTTTCATTACATTTCCAAACATGACCCAAGGGTGCAGGAAGCCTACAAGGACATTCAGGAGATTCTCAGGGAGGTACAGGACTCATTAAGACAAAAATTTACGTTCAGATTTGATGTTGTGGGCAGTTACAAAAGAAACATGATTACATATGATGCCAAATCAAACGTAGGGTATGACTTTGATTTTAATATCGAGGTCAATGACGATGATGAAAAGTACACGCCAAAGCAACTGAGGAATATGCTTCAGAAGGCGATAGGTGATGCCTGTGTTAAATACGGTTATGACTTCCCGGAGGATTCAACGCGCGTCCTGACAATTAAGAAAAAAGATAGGAAAAAGTCTCGTATAATCCATAGCTGCGACTTTGCTATCGTGAATAATTACATTGATGATGACGGGGATGAGCGCCAGGAATATATCCGTTTTAATAAGGCGAACGGAAGTTATGCATGGTGTGAACAGCAAAATGGGTATTATATGTTGCCAGATAAGGTTCGCTGGATTAAGAAAAATGATCTGCAGGATGATCTGCGGGATTTATACATTGAGAAGAAAAATAAAAACAATGATCCGGACGTGCATTCAAGGACTATTTTTGCTATTACAGTCCATGAGGTGTGTCAGAGATCCGGCTTTTATGAAGATGGGAATTAAATAAGATGTGGCAATTGAGTTTATGCCGTCCAGCAGGGATGTTGGGCGGTTTTTCTATGCAGTTATTTGGAGGCGGAAAATGAAGACTACGACTGATATGCAGCTTGTCTCTGTTAGTAAGCTGATACCTTATGTGAATAATGCGCGAACACATTCGCCGGAGCAGATCACGAAGCTACGCTCATCTCTGCGGGAGTTTGGATTTGTGAACCCGGTCATCATTGATAGGGACTTCAATGTCATTGCGGGGCATGGCAGGATCATGGCGGCGAAGGAGGAAGGGATCGCAGAGGTTCCATGTGTGTTTGTGGACTATCTGACGGAGGCACAGAAGAAAGCCTACATTTTGGCGGACAACCTCATGGTGTTGGATGCCGGGTGGGATGAGGAACTGCTTCGTATCGAGATTGAATCTTTGCAGGGTGCGGATTTTGATGTGTCCCTGACAGGCTTCGGTGCGGATGAGATTGCAGACCTTTTTGCCGGGGACGGCGAAAAAAATGTGAAAGATGACAGCTTTGACCTTTCTGCGGCATTGGAGAAAGCGGCATTCGTGGAGCGGGGTGACATATGGACGGTGGGCAGGCACAGGCTGATGTGCGGCGATGCCACCAGTGCGGAAGATGTGGCGGCGCTCATGAATGGGAAGAAAGCGAACCTCATCGTGACGGATCCGCCATACGGGGTATCTTTCAAGAGTTCTGGTGGTCTGACCATCCAAAATGACAGCATGAAGGGGGATGAGTTCTACACATTTCTGTACAATTCGTTTGCCTGTATGGTTGAGCATCTGGAGAGCGGCGGCGTAGCATATGTGTTCCATGCGGACACGGAGGGGCTTAATTTCCGTAAGGCATTTGTGGACGCTGGATTCCACCTCGCTGGGGTGTGCATTTGGGTGAAGAATTCTCTGGTGCTTGGACGATCAGACTATCAGTGGCAGCATGAGCCGGTGCTGTACGGCTTCCTGAAGAATGGCAAACATTCATGGTATTCAGACCGGAAGCAGACTACCATCTGGAATTATGACAAGCCGAAGCGGAACAAGAACCATCCGACTTCTAAGCCATTGGATCTGCTTGGCTATCCCATCTGCAATTCCTCCCAGGAGAACGCTATTGTGCTAGATACTTTTGGCGGGAGCGGCTCCACGATGATGGCGTGTGAGCAGACGAACCGTATCTGCTGTATGATGGAGTTGGATGAGAAGTACGCATCTGTCATCCTGCGGAGATCTGTGGAGGATACCGGGGATTCAGAAAATGTGTACGTGGTACGGGATGGGGAGAAGATCTCATATTCTGAGCTGGTGAAAGTGGTGGAGGTACAATAGGTATTCCACATAAGATGTAAGGCTATGGAATTACGCTTATGAATGCTTATTTCGCGTTTGCAGGTATTGTGTATTACTCCCAATTCATGGACTTTTTATTGTGACATTTTTTCTGCAGTTTTCCTTGCTATTTCCACCAGTTAGAGCGATTAATGTAGTACCACAAAAAGGAGGGCAAAAGCATGGAAAAAAGATACAACGTGACAGGAGAACGCAGGAAAGAGATGGTGGAGGTTATTTCCGGGCTTGTCGGGATGAAGGCTGTCTACATGAGGATGCCAACCTGCGCATACGCCATCAGCAATTTTACAGTCAGCAAAGAAGGAACGCTGGTCTGGGATGAACGCAGCAGCGCGGAGCTGGTGGAAAAGGTCCTGATAGGGATGGAGCAGGCGGGGTTCACGGCGGAGCCGGAGGAAACCGCAGAGGCACAGCCGGAAACTTCCACGGAAGGAGCGGCAGGGGAAGAAACCATCACGGAAGAGCCGCAGGAGGCGGGCATCGGGTTTACGGTGGCGCTGCCAAGGGAGTTCTTCACGGACGCCGCACTGGAGAACCTGCAGAAACTGGTGGACGCCAAGGCAGCCCTGATCAAGAAGGCGCTGGCGGTCGAAAGCCTCCCGGTGGAGACGGACGGGGAGAAGGTTTCCTTCCCTTGGTTCGCAGACGGGCAGGACGGGGACTCGGCGAAGGCATACACGCACTTCATCACCGCCCTCTGCGATATGGCGCGGAAACAGAAGCGCGTCACGGCAAAGGAGAAGCCTGCAGACAATGAGAAATACGCTTTCCGCTGCTTCCTGCTCCGGCTCGGCTTCATCGGGGAGGAACACAAGGGCGAGCGGAAAATTCTGCTGAAGAACCTGTCCGGAAACGGCAGCTTCAAGAGCGGGGCAAGGAAGGAGGCATCCAGTGATGAGATTTCCGGATAGGCAGACAGTGGAGCGAGTCCGCAGGGAGTACCCTGCGGGGACGCGGATCCGGTTGGTAAAAATGGATGACTGCCAGGCGCCGCCGATCGGGACGGAGGGCGTGGTGGAAGGTGTGGACGATATCGCTTCTTTGATGGTCTGCTGGAACAACGGCAGCCGCCTCCATGTGATCTACGGCGTTGACGAAGTCCGCAAAATATAGCTTCCGGACGCCATAAACTACACAAATTCCGGCATCAAACATTGTGTAGTTTATGCCCGTAATTGACTTGCTATTATCCCCTTTTAGAGCGAACATGTGTACTACCGAAAGGGAAAACACGCAAAACGGAGGTAAAAGGGATGAACGAAAAAATGGCAAGGCAGATCGCGGAAGCAAAGAAGCAGACCATCGGGGTGGAGATAGAGATGAACAGCATCGCAAGGAGCAAAGCGGCGAAGATCGCGGCGGGATTTTTCGGGACCGGGAGGTACCAGGACACAGCAAGGCGGAACGGCTACTGCACCTGGAGTGCATGGGATGCGCAGGGCAGGGAATGGAAGTTCCAGAGGGACATCAGCATCGCGGGGCCGGACAGCGAGAAATGCGAGCTGGTGACGCCGATCCTTACCTACGCGGACATTGAGACCCTGCAGGAACTTATCCGGCAGCTCCGGCACGCCGGCGCAAAGAGCGACGCGGGAAGGGGCTGCGGGGTACACATCCACATCGGGGCAAAGGGCCACACGCCGCAGAGCCTGAGAAACCTTGCCAACATCATGGCGGGCCATGAGAGCCTGATCGCGGAAGCCCTCGACCTTGACCGGGGCAGGATGAGCCGCTACTGCCGCACGGTAGACCCAAGGTTTTTGGACCAGCTCAACAAAAAGAAGCCCCAGACGATGGCAGATCTTGAGGACATCTGGTACACGAGCCACGGCTCAGGGTACAACCGCGGCACCCATTACAACGACAGCCGCTACCATATGCTCAATTACCACGCCACCTTCACGAAGGCCACGGTGGAGTTCCGGCTCTTCCAGTTCGATGCCCCGGCAGACGGGAAACGCAACGGCCTCCACGCCGGGCAGCTCAAGGGGTACATCCAGTTTTGCCTCCTGCTCAGCCAGATGGCGAAGGAAGTAAAGAGCGCAAGCCCGAAGCCGCAGCAGCATGAGAACCCGAAATACGCCATGAGGACATGGCTTCTCCGGCTCGGCTTCATCGGGGACGAATTCAAGACCGCGAGGGAGGTTCTGACCCGCCGCTTAAGCGGGGACGCATCCTTCCGCAACGGCAGATAGACCGCAGGACCCAGCCTCCTGCCGCCTTACCCAAGCCGCCTGGCAGCGGCCTTAAGGCAGTAGAAGGGTAGGCCCTTCGGAAAGGAAGGAATCACAGAATGGAAAAAAGATATTACATCGCATACGGCTCAAACTTAAACATCCCGCAGATGCGGACGCGCTGTCCTGGGGCGAGGATCATCGGCACTTCGGAAATTGAAGGCTATCGGCTTCTGTTCAAAGGGAGCAGGACCGGCTCCTACCTCACCATCGAGCCGCAGGAGGGCGCGAGCGTCCCCGTGGTGGCATGGGAAGTGAGCGCGGAGAACGAGGCGGCGCTTGACCGCTACGAGGGCTTCCCCACGTTTTATTACAAAAAGGAGATGGAGCTTCCTCTCAAGGGCATCCGGACCGGCAAGATCCGCAGGCGCAGGGTTTTCGTCTACATCATGCACGAGGACCGGCCACTGGGAATCCCAACCGGGTTTTACATGGAGACCTGCAGACAGGGCTACCGCAGCTTCGGATTCGATGAGACGTTCCTGGAACAGGCATATGCCGACAGCGCACAAGGGGCGCAGGGTTTTCCGGGCGGATGGAGGATTGGGGATTCCTGCTTTCTGGTGACGAACCGGAAGAACGGCTGCACCGGCGCATACACCGTGCGCGGATTCGACGGGAGATACTTCTACCTGCAGAACAGGAACGGAAGCCGGTGCCGCGCATCCGAGGGGCGGATGTTCCGCAGCAGGGAGGCGGCGCTTGGAAGGGAGGCGGATGCGGAATGAAAAACACAGGGAGGAAAAAGAGGGTGTGCCCGAGGTGCGGGCAGGAATACCATGGGAGGCCGGCAGTTTCGCGGACGGACGGCAAAACGCCGCTCTGCCCGGACTGCGGCACCAGGGAGGTGCTTGAGGGCATCGGCGTGGATGAAAAGGAACAGGACGCCATCCTTGCCGCCATCCACAGGTGCTGCGGCAGAGCCGGGCATGATGATTAAAAGACAAAGGGGTGTACGGTTATGGAAAAAAGGGAAGAAATCATCCAGGAATGGATTGACGCGAGGAAGGAGCAGGGCGAGATTACAAAATGTATGTTTTACATCACCGTCCCGAAAGACACCAGCCTCATCAAGGATGAAACAATCAAGAAGATTGAGGGCATCCTCGACAGGAACAAAGTCGGCCATGGTCATGTTGACACGGTCTGCGGCGCATGGAACCTGAACCGGGACTGGATTGAGACCGGGGAGATGGACTGCATCGTGGAATTCTGCGGGGTGTATCCCATCAATTGGGAAATCAGCGATGTGGCGGAGTTTGAACGGATGGAAACGGAAGGGGAGATCATTGCCCTGGTGGACTGGATCGAGGGTGGGAAGCATATCCCCAACCATTAAAAATACACAATTTTTATTGTAGGATTCAGATATTTTTTCATGAATATTTCAGGGATATAGGGCCGAGGTGGCTCTGTATCCCATATTTGTTAGATTTCAGGCTTGCCATTGGCAGGCCATTTTTCATGCCAGCAGAGCTGGCATTGCCATCTTTGGGGAGGTGACTGGAATGGCAATGCGGAAGCTGAAAAAATACAAGCCGACGAAGTTCAAGGCGAAGGAAAGCCGCTATGACAAGGATGCCGCTGATTTTGCCGTGATGTTCATCGAAAGCCTGTGCCATACCAAAGGCACATGGGCAGGGAAGTCTTTTGAGCTGATCGACTGGCAGGAGCAGATCATCCGTGACATTTTCGGAACGCTCAAGCCGAACGGGTACCGCCAGTTCAACACGGCATATGTTGAGATCCCGAAGAAGCAGGGCAAATCGGAGCTGGCGGCGGCCGTGGCGCTCATCCTGACCTGCGGGGACGGGGAGGAACGCGCCGAGGTGTACGGCTGTGCCGCTGACCGACAGCAGGCCGCGATCGTCTTTGACGTGGCTGCTGACATGGTGCGGATGTGTCCGGCGCTTTCTAAGCGGGTGAAGATACTTGCCTCGCAGAAGCGGATCATATACATGCCGACCAATTCTTTCTACCAGGTGCTTTCGGCGGAGGCATACTCCAAGCACGGCTTCAACATCCACGGTGTGGTGTTTGACGAGCTGCACACGCAGCCGAACCGGAAGCTGTTTGACGTCATGACCAAGGGTTCCGGGGACGCCAGGATGCAGCCGCTGTATTTCCTCATCACCACGGCAGGGACGGACACCCATTCCATCTGCTATGAGACGCACCAAAAGGCAAAGGATATTTTAGAGGGGCGGAAGATTGACCCGACCTTTTATCCTGTGATCTATGGCGCGGATGAGGCGGACGACTGGACGGACCCGAAGGTGTGGAAAAAAGCGAACCCCTCGCTGAACATCACAGTGGGGATAGGTAAAGTGAAAGCCGCCTGCGAATCGGCAAAGCAGAATCCGGGGGAAGAGAACAGTTTCCGGCAGCTCCGTTTAAATCAGTGGGTGAAACAGGCAGTCCGCTGGATGCCTATGGACAGATGGGATGCTTGCGACTTACCGGTTTTGGAGGAGGACCTGGAGGGGCGTGTCTGCTACGGCGGGCTGGACTTATCCTCCACCACGGACATCACGGCATTCGTGCTGGTATTCCCGCCGTTGGACGAGGAGGACAAATACTGCATCCTGCCGTATTTCTGGGTGCCGGAGGAAACACTGGAGCTGCGTGTCCGGCGCGACCATGTCCCTTACGATGTGTGGGAGCGGCAGGGAAAGCTGATGACCACGGAGGGGAACGTGGTGCATTACGGCTTTATTGAGAAATACATTGAGCGGCTCGGGGAGCGGTTCAACATCCGGGAGATTGCTTTTGACCGCTGGGGCGCTGTGCAGATGGTGCAGAACCTTGAGGGCATGGGTTTTACAGTGGTCCCGTTCGGGCAGGGGTTCAAAGATATGTCTCCGCCCACCAAGGAGCTGATGAAGCTGGTCTTAGAGCAGAATATTGCCCACGGCGGGCATCCAGTCCTCCGTTGGATGATGGACAACATCTTCATTCGCACCGACCCCGCGGGCAACATCAAGGCTGACAAGGAAAAATTCACGGAGAAGATTGACGGGGCTGTAGCCGCCGTCATGGGGCTTGACCGGGCAATCCGATGTGGGAATGTATCCACGAAGAGCGTTTATGATACCCGCGGGCTGATCACTTTCTGACCGGAAATCCAGAGCATAAAGTACACAAATCCCGCCCCGGATATTTGTGAAGTTTATGGGCGGGAATCAGCTTGCTATTATTCGCATCCAGAGCGAATATGTGTACTGCCGAAAGGAAAAATCAAAAAAATGGAGGTAATGCACATGCAGGTACAGGAATTTATGGAGAAACACGGGATCAGCGAGTCAAGGGTGAGGATTTATGATGCGGAGCTGGGGAAAAGGGCATACCAGGCTGGCAGCAACATGGTTTTGGAAGTCGCATCGGTAAATGGTTGAAACGGGAAGTCACAGGGGCGCTGCTTCGGCGGCGCCTTTCTGCTGCCTGTTTTTGGAAGGGAGAGTGGTAGATATGGGATTTTTAAGCGGTCTGTTCCGGGCGAGGGATGCGCCAGGGAACCGCACGTCAGGGAGCGCCTACAGCTTTTTCCTTGGCAGCAGCACGTCAGGGAAGAGGGTAAACGAACGTACTTCCATGCAGATGACGGCAGTTTACTCCTGCGTCCGGATTCTGTCTGAGGCGGTGGCGGGGCTTCCGCTGCATTTCTATAAATATACGGAAGACGGCGGGAAGGAAAAGGCGGTAGAACACCCGCTGTATTTTCTGCTCCATGACGAGCCGAACCCGGAGATGACTTCCTTCGTGTTCCGGGAAACGCTGATGACGCACCTGCTCCTGTGGGGGAACGCCTATGCGCAGATCATCCGTAACGGGAAGGGCGAGGTTATCGGGCTGTACCCACTGATGCCTGACCGCATGGCGGTGGAGCGTGACGGCAAAGGGCAGCTCTATTATGAATACACAGTAGGCATGGAAGATGTGCCAACGGTGAAGGGCAGCACGGTCATCCTGCCGCCCACGGAGGTGCTGCACATTCCAGGGCTTGGCTTTGACGGCCTGGTGGGCTATTCCCCCATTGCCATGGCAAAAAATGCCATCGGCATGGCGATTGCATGCGAGGAGTACGGGGCGAAGTTCTTTGCCAACGGCGCACAGCCGAGCGGTGTGCTGGAGCATCCAGGCACCATCAAAGACCCGGCGCGGGTAAGGGAGAGCTGGCAGTCCACCTTTGGGGGCAGCCACAACGCAAACAAGGTAGCGGTGCTGGAGGAGGGCATGAAATACACGCCCATCTCCATTTCGCCGGAACAGGCACAGTTTTTGGAAACGCGGAAGTTCCAGATCAATGAGATTGCCCGCATTTTCCGTGTGCCCCCGCACATGGTCGGGGATCTGGAAAAGAGCAGCTTCTCCAATATCGAGCAGCAGAGCCTTGAGTTCGTGAAATATACGCTTGACCCGTGGGTGTCACGGTGGGAGCAGTCCATGGCGAGGTCCCTGCTGACTGCGGAGGAGAAAAAGAAGTATTTTGTGAAGTTTAATGTGGACGGTCTGCTCCGGGGCGATTACCAGAGCCGTATGAACGGGTATGCCGTGGGGCGGCAGAACGGGTGGATGTCGGCAAATGACATAAGGGAGCTGGAGAACCTTGACCGCATCCCGGAGGAAGTTGGCGGCGACCTGTACCTTATCAATGGGAACATGATGCCGCTTTCCATGTCCGGGGCGGCTTACAAAAAAGGGAAGGAGGAATCTGATGAAGACGAAGAAGTTCTGGAACTGGAAGAAAGTGGAAAACCAGGAAACGGGGGCGGGGGAGCGCATCCTGGAACTGAGCGGCACCATCGCAGAGGAGAGCTGGTTTGACGATGAGGTCACGCCGCAGCTTTTCAAGGATGAGCTGAATAGCGGCATGGGCGACATTACCGTGTGGATCAACTCACCGGGCGGGGACTGCGTGGCGGCCGCACAGATTTATAATATGCTCTCCAATTATAAGGGAAAGGTAACTGTAAAGATTGACGGCATCGCCGCATCGGCTGCATCCGTCATTGCCATGGCAGGCGACACCGTCCTGGTGTCCCCCGTTTCGATGCTGATGATCCACAATCCCGCCACGGTTGCATGGGGAGACCATGCGGAGATACAGAAGGCCATGGATATGCTTTCCGAAGTGAAGGAGTCCATCATCAACGCCTATGTGTTAAAGACGGAGCTGTCCCGGCTGAAGCTGTCGCACCTGATGGATGCGGAAACGTGGATGGATGCAAACAAGGCGGTGGAGCTTGGCTTTGCGGATGACATCATGGTGCGGGCAAAGGCGGAGCCGGGGGAAGGAACTGAGGAGGATGGTGGTTTTGAAAAAGGAGATGGGAAAAAGCCGTCTGTCCAAAGCTCTATGCTATTCTCCCGCAGGGCGGCGGACAACGCCCTGCTGAACAAGGTGATTGCAAAGTACGGGGAGAAAAAGCCGAAGGCAGGCATCGGGGAGCAGGCAAAGATCCCCGCGCCGGAAGAAAGAACGGCACCGGAAACAGAAACCGGCCGTTCCGTGGACGTACTCATGGAGCGGCTTCAATTATTAAGACATTAAGAAGGAGGGTTCTATTATGACGATTCTTGAACTGCGCGAGAAACGCGCGAAGGCATGGGAGGCGGCAAAGGCATTTTTGGATTCCCATAGGAAAGAGAACGGCATCCTTTCCGCTGAGGATGACACCGCATACACGAAGATGGAGCAGGAGATCACCGACCTGGGGAAAGAGATTGCAAGGCTGGAACGGCAGGAGGTCCTGGATGCGGAATTGAACCGCCCGGTCAACAAGCCCCTCACGGGGAAGCCGGGCTGCGGGGCGGATACGGACGGATCGGAGGATAAGACGGGGCGTGCGTCCGACGATTACCGGAAGAATTTCTGGAACGCCATGCGCTCCAAGGTGCCGATGCCCGCAGTCACCAACGCCCTGCAGGTCGGCACGGACTCCGAGGGCGGCTACCTGGTGCCGGATGAGTACGAGAGGACGCTTGTGGAGGCATTGGAAGAGGAGAACATCTTCCGCCAGATGGCGAAGATCATCAAGACATCCAGCGGCGACCGGAAGATTCCTGTTGTTGCGTCCAAAGGCACGGCATCCTGGATCGATGAGGAAGGCGCGTTCCCGGAGAGCGACGACTCCTTCGGGCAGGTTTCTATCGGGGCATACAAGCTGGGTACGATGATCAAGGTTTCCGAGGAGTTGCTGAACGACAGCGTGTTTGACCTGCAGTCCTATATCTCCCGCGAGTTTGCCCGCCGCATCGGGGCGAAGGAAGAGGAGGCGTTTTTCACGGGGAACGGCACCGGGAAGCCCCTCGGCATCCTTGTGGCAACCGGTGGTGCGGAAACGGGCGTGACCGCTGCATCCGCAACGGCTGTGACGGCGGATGAGCTGATTGATTTATTCTATTCGCTGAAGTCCTCGTACCGCAAGAAATCCGTGTGGGTGCTGAATGATTCCACCATCAAGTCCATCCGCAAGCTGAAAGACACCAACGGGCAGTATTTATGGCAGCCGTCCCTTGTGGCAGGCACGCCGGACACTATCCTTGGCCGCCCGGTGAAGACCTCCGCGTATATGCCGGCCATGGCTGCAGGAGCAAAGACCATCGCTTTCGGCGACTTCTCCTATTACTGGATCGCCGACAGGCAGGGGCGCAGCTTCAAGAGGCTGAATGAGTTGTATGCGGCAACCGGGCAGGTGGGATTCCTTGGCTCACAGCGTGTGGACGGGAAATTGATCCTTGCGGAAGCGGTGAAGGTGCTGGCGCAGAAGGCGGCATCCGGTTCATAAAAAGCGGATGTGTATATGAAATTTTCAGGAGAGGCGGTGTAGGCATGGTGACGCTGGAAGAGATGAAGAACTACCTCCGTGTGGACTATGATGAGGATGATGCCCTGATCAAGAACATCATCGGGGCATCGGAACGTCTCTGCATGGATGTGGCGAGGATGGATGGCATGGAAGAATTTTCTGCGGTGGAAAATGCGAAAATTTCTGTGCTGTATGCGGCAGCCTACCTCTACGAACACCGGGAGGAGGCAGACCACCGCGCCCTCACGCTCACTCTGCGGGCCCTGCTCTTTGGCAGCCGGAAGGAGGCATTCTGATGGATGTGGCGGCAATGAACGTGCGGATCATGTTCCAGAAAAACGAGGCGGTTTCCGACAGCATCGGGAACCATAAGAATATGTGGGCAGATTACTATTCCTGCCACGCCACGGTCAGCGATTCCGTGGGGAAGTCCTCTGCGGAATCAGAGGAAGCAGGGCAGACCGTGCCGCACCCGGACATCAGTTTCACGGTGCGTTTCTGCCGGAAGGCAAAGACCGTGGACACCACGGGGTTCCGTATCTTATGGGACGGCGGCATTTATGACATTTTGAAGGTAGACCATCTGAACAACAAAAAACGTGCATTGAAATTCAAATGTGAGAAAGCGGGGCGGTGACAATGTTGGACAGGGTAAGGGTTGACCAGCTTGCAGCCGCAGTGATGGAGGGGCTTACGGAGTATGCAGACCTTGCGGCGGATGAGCTGAAAAAGGCGGTGAAGAAAGCGGGGGATTCCTTGAAAAAGGATATCCAGGCGAACGCGCCAAAGGACACAGGTGCTTATGCAAAAAGCTGGGGTGTGAAGAATGTGAAGGAAACCTCCAACTCCATCGAGGTGGTGGTGCATTCCAGGAACCGTTACCAGCTCTCGCACCTTCTGGAATTTGGCCATGCGAAGCGTGGAGGAGGGCGGGTTCCCGGAAAAGCACACATTGCACCTGCGGAGGAAAAGGCAGAGCGGATGCTGGAGCAGGAGATTGAAAAGGCATTAAGGGGGTGAGGTTATTTTGGAAAGACTTGTGAAAATGATCACGGAAATGGGAATTCCCTTTGCCTATGACCATTTCGCGGAAGGGGAATCGCCGGAGCCGCCGTTTTTGTGCTACCTCCTGCCGAGGAGTGGCAATTTCGCGGCAGACGGGAAGGTGTACCACAAGGGGACGAATGTCCATGTGGAAATCTACACCGATAAGAAAGACCCGGAGCTGGAACAGCGAGTGGAGGATGTGCTGGATGTGCATGAGATTTTCTATAACAAGTCGGAGACATGGATTGGCAGCGAGAGGCTTTATGAGGTGCTGTATATTTTTGGATGGGAGGCATGACGGATGCAGAATAAGAAGAACAAAGTGAAGTACAATCTTAAGAACACGCATTATGCGATGCTCAATGTTTCGGAAGAGGGAGAGGTGTCCTATGGGACGCCTGTGGCAATGCCCGGCTCGGTTTCTATTTCTTTGGATGCCAATGGGGAGCCGGAGAATTTCTATGCGGACGGGACGGCCTATTATGTCATCAATAACAATATGGGCTATGACGGCGACCTGGAGCTGGCTATGATCCCGGAGTCTTTCCGCAGGGATGCGTTAAGGGAGGAACTGGACAGTAACGGGGTGCTGGTTGAGAACGCTTCGGCGGAGCTTGCGGCGTTTGCGCTGCTGTTTGAGTTTGACGGTGACCAGAGGCATATCCGGCATGTGCTTTATAACTGTTCGGCGTCCCGTCCCGGCATTGAAGGCAAGACGAATGAGGAGAGCCGCCAGGTGCAGACGGAGACGCTGACCATCAAGGCGACGCCCCTGGCGGACGGCATGGTGAAGGCGAAGACCGGGGACTCTACGGATGAGACGGTGTATAAGGACTGGTACAAGGCGGTGTATATGCCTGCGGCAGCGGATGATGGCGGCGGGGAAGATGATGAATATGGGGAGGATTAGCGTATGAGCATGACGAGGAAGATTACGATTGACGGGAAAGAGGTGCCGTTTCGGGCATCGGCGGCGGTGCCGCGGATTTACCGCATCAAGTTCCACAGGGACATCTATAAGGACCTGAGCGCGCTGGAGAAGAGCATCGGGGACAGCGATTCGGAGAACTCGAACCTGGATTTATTCTCGCTGGAGATGTTCGAGAATATCGCCTTTATCATGGCGAAGCACGCTGACCCGGCAATCCCGGACACGCCGGAGGAATGGCTGGACGGGTTCGGCACGTTCTCCATTTATCAGGTCCTGCCACAGCTGATTGAGCTATGGGGGCTGAATGTGAAGAGCGATGTGGAGGCTAAAAAAAACTTCGCGCAATTGACTGCCCGATGACCACGCCGCTGTTCCTGCTGCGGTGTGTGCAGCTTGGCATTTCCATCCGGGATTTGGATTTGCTGACCATCGGCATGGTCAATGACATGTATGCGGAGAACAGCAATGACGGGGCGGATTATGCCGTCATTGCGGGGCAGGATGAGTTCGACAATTTTTGACGGAGCAGAGATTTTCCCCTTTTGGTTGCCAGGCTGATAAAGTATAATGGGCATATAAGATTGATACGGAGGTGTAGCGTCATGGAAGGATTGTTTTCTGACATAGCAAAATATTCAGATAAAATGTTGATGGACGATATTGCGGGTGTTGTTTCGCTCAGCAGAAAGTTTGCAGGTGACTACAACCTGTCTGTACTGGAGGCAATGTCCATGGAGGATTATGCCATCGGGCACGGCGACCATTTGAATTTCTGTTACCGCATCGAAAGGGAACTGATGCGGATGGGGGATATCAGGGGGCTGGCTGGCTCGCAAAAATTTGGGGTGTGGTATAGCAAAAAGGCTGGGGAATACCAGAATACAGGAAAATATGGTGGTTCGCCGGAAGAAGCGTGGGCGGCTGTGAAAGCGGAGATCATCAGCCTAGTCAGGGCCGGAGCAAAAGAGGATTATGAAGCCGTTAGGGAGAGCATGCTTTCGCCGCTGTTCCGGTACAAGATCCTTGCGGTATATTACCCGGATCAGTACATTACAATTTTTTCTGATGAGCATCTGAGTTATTTTTGCGAAAAACTGGAGATACAGCTGTCACCAAAAGGCTCCGCCAGCTTTCGGGGACAAAGGACCGGCTGGGACAGCAGATTGACCGGCTGGACTTTGACGACCCGCATTATGACCGCAAGTATCAGGATTTGCAGGAGCGGCAAAACACGATCTACGATGAAATTGTTATCGCTGAGGCTGACATTGCCGATGTGCTGACCAGGCTCAATAATATCCGCCAGCAAAAGATTTCTGAAGACAATGTATATCAGTTCCTACTGTACTTCGATAAGCTGTACGATGAATTCATAGACGCTGAGAAAAAAGAGTTTATCAGGAGTTTTATTGAGAAAGTGGAGATTTACCCTGAAAAGCTGCCAAACGGACGCTTTTTGAAACGGATCGAATTCCGGTTCCCGGTGTTCTTTGATGGGCAGGCGGTTGATGGGTTGAGTTGGGACTTAGAAAGCACAGTTGAGACGGTAGTACTGCTTTCCCACAAAAAGCCAGACGGACATATCAACGTAAAAGTTGAGTTTGGCGAGGGTGAGGGAAAAGTTCCGCTTGATAATATTGCTAAAAGAGCGGAAAGCTACAAGCCCAAAGAGCGAGTGACCTACAAAATGATAAAGGAGTACATAGAAGCCAAATACGGCTTCAAAGTACATACTGCATATATCGCAGAGGTAAAAAGAGATTTAGGATTGCCGATGTATGATGCTCCTAATGCCGTAGGGGAATTGAAACAGCCGAGGAAGCATCCGACGGTAGAGAAAGTGGAAGCCATAAAGGATGCGTTGAAGCATTTTGAGGTAATTTAATAATGATGAGCGTATCATAAAAACAGTGGTACGCTTATTTTTTTACATATTTGTCTTTTCGCTGACCAATATTTTATCTGGTTAAAAAAGCGGAGGGCAGATTTTATACTAAACTGCCTGATTGATACAATTAAAAGTGTTCACTTTGCTATCATTGACTTAAAGAGAAAAATCGAATATAATATAGTAAAGTGCCCAATCATTAGTTTGATTAAGGGCGATTAAATAGAGGTGAAGATATGCTTCAGAATAAAGATATTGAGACACTGAGAATGTTGTTTAGCAGTCATAATTATGTTATGACTACTGCTGAACTTACAGCTTCAAAGTTATACTATGCAGATATAAAACAACTTTTAGACGAAGGATTGATTGAAAGAGTCAGGCGAGGTTACTATCACTGGACTCAAGATTATGGAGAAAGCGAAGTTGTCATTATCAATCGATTGTTTCCCGATGCAGTGCTCTGTATGGAGACTGCCCTATTCTATTATAGATACAGTGACAGAAATCCTGCTGAATGGAACTTTGCAATAGATAAAAATGTCTCTAAGCGGCGAACAAAAATCGATTATCCGTTTATAAAGGCATATCGTGTAGAGTCAGAGTTGGTTACGCTGGGCGAAACCGAGGGTGAAATTGATTTCCACAAAGTCCGCATTTATGACCGTGACCGTACTATTTGCGATGTGCTGCGAAATATGAACAAGATGGATAAGGAGATTTTTAATAAAGCAGTACAGGGCTATGTAAAAGACCCGAAAAAGAATATACCGAATCTTATAGAATATGCGAAAGTTTTGCGTGTGCAAACGCGTGTAAAAGAATTGATTGGAGTGTGGTTGTAATGGCAGATATAGCAGCTTCCGTTCTGGCAAAGCTGAGAAATAAAGCAAAAGCTTCTGGTATCAGCTATCAGCAATGCTTACAACTTTTTGTGCAGGAAGAATTTTTGAGAAAGCTATCAAAATCTGGGTGTGAGGATACGCTAATACTCAAAGGTGGATTGTTCATTTATACTCTAACCAATTTTGAAAGTCGAGCTACCATTGATGTCGATTTCCTGCTCCGTGGATACTCTAATTCAATAGATGCTGTTAAAGATTTGATTTGTAAAATCATCGACACACCGACTGGTAACGATTATATAGAAATGCGAGCAAAAGGCTTTGAAGAGATTTCTCCGCAAAGAAAATATCACGGTATCAGTACACAGATTATTGCTCAAATAAAAAATGTGCGTGTGCCGTTCAATGTTGATATAGGCGTGGGCGATATTATAGTCCCCCGTGCCGAAGAACGCACAATCAATACTCAGCTTCCAGACTTTGAAGCACCTGTAATCAAAACTTATTCCCTTGAAAGCACCATTGCCGAGAAGTTTGATGCCATACTGCAACGCTTTGAGCTGACAGGCAGAATGAAAGATTTTTATGACATTTATTATCTCTCAAGGACATTCGATTTTGAGGGTGCAAAATTGCAGGCAGCTATATTTGAAACCTTACAGCGGCGTGGTACTCCCTATGACAGAGATAGTTTTAAGCGTGTTGTTGCACTTGCCGATGATGAAGATATGCAGAAGCGTTGGAAATTCTTTTTGAAAACCATAAAAGATAACACGCTTGAGTTTTCATTCGTCATTGCGGAAATCCAGACTTTTCTTGAGCCTGTGTTTGATGCGATTGTGAATGAGAAAGAATGGCAAAATATCTGGAAAAGCAATGCGAGAATATGGTCAAATCTGAAGGGAGGTATTGACCGTGACAAGAGCAGCTAATGATGCAACATTGCAAAAAGCTGGTGATATATACCATCAAAGTGATTCTCCGTTTCATAGTTGGAATAATATAAAAAAGACTGAGAAATTAAAACGCTTAAAAGATATAGGAGCTATCTCTAAGAAAAATGAAGAAACATTCAGGAATCAATATAATAGAATTTTCGGTGACTCTTATGACGAAAGTCTCCTTTTGGAAATATTAGATAAATTTACAATTGAAGCTGCCAAAACTTCAATAGACGGTATATCTAATGAATTTTCTAAATATGTAGGTCATATTCCTTCCGAAAATAGAGACGGATATATAGGTGCTTTGCTTGGCGAAATATTAATAAAAGTTAAGGAACCCCCGCATAAATGGGAGGTGACCAAGTCAGCATTTGATGAAATTCTACAGATACAATCAACAGCATATGGAACAAAAGGAACTGCACCACTTCCAAATGAGTACGCAAAAGCAGTTGTTCCTAAAGACAAAATTACTACACTCGAACAGAAAAAATTTGTTGCGTCTATTCGTGAGATTAAGTATGACAAAATGATTCCAAATGCAATGTCAGATTATTGGAAAGCGGATTTAACCGTTGCCAAATATTTTAGGGACAACCTTATGTATTTAGAAAGTCTTGAATCATATATGGAAGATTTGTCTGCAAAGATGCAATATAGTAAAGCGAATAGCGATTTGAATGCTGAAGGAGCAACCGAGGAAGAACAAATAAGAATTTCAAAGCAGCTTTACAATGGTGTAATGAGTTGGGATGCGAATGATTTTGGCTCTATTATTCGTAATCAGGGATACTTCCAGCGAGGAGTTATACATAACATAGTGGACGAAACAGATTTCAAATGGAAAGTAGGTGAAGAAAAGAATGAGCATAAATAACATCAAAAAGCTTTCAATGAATCTCATTTTTATTCTTTACTAATGCAGAGTTTTCTTTCTGGTTACGAAAAACCTTGTGAGATAAAATTACCGTTTATGGCAATTCCAATTTTACTGTCTGCTGGTAAGTAAGTAATAATCCGTATCTTGACAAAATAAGAAATCCCCCAGCACTTACCGGGGGAAGATCTGT